CTACAGGTCATCCTTAATGGCCTCTGGTACGACAGGGCCACTATCGGGGAACATTCTCCGCCATCCACCAATGTGCTCGAGTGCTGCCCGGTACTTTCTGGACACGTTGTGCACTTCCTCTTGAAGTCGCTCTACTGAGGCGCTGAGTAGATCGATACGTCGGTCACGCTCCGCCAGCAGCCCCTCCGTGTGCTCCTTCACCTCGTCCAGGAATGCTTCCCAGCGCGGCCCTTCGGAGTCCCTGGCTTTAGAGCGTTCCTCGGATTTCGATACCACTCGTGTGGAGGCCACGCCGATGGCGCCTGTCAGGACTGTGCCTAGCGGCACCCATACTGCGTCCCAATTCACCCGCGCACCTCCCGCAGCTCTATCTCCTGTACCGGACGGCGCGAGAATCCCCACATGATCGCGGCCACGAACGCGGCGTAGAGGATAGCGGTCACCCAGCCTCGGCTGCTTTGCCCGGCGAGCCATGCGGAAAAATACATCACTGCCCATAGGGCGTGGAGTGCTGCCCCGCAGCCAACGAATTGTGCTCCCCACCTACGCAGGGTGACGGACACAATGCCGAATGCTGCGACGGCCAACCACAGTCCTGCTGCGATAGAGGTGGGAATCCACCGCTCCACGGCAGGAACATCAGAACCAGCCGCGACGAACGGCAAATATGCCCAGCCTTTCAGGGCAACGGCAGTCAGCACGATAAGTAACCCCGCCCAGTCGGACCGGATACGGCGGGATAGGACGGTCAGGTTCATTTATTCCTCCCCGTCGAGCCGGTGCCGACCAGAGTATGGCGGTAGTTCTGCCCCATATCGGAAATCGTCGGCGACGCAACCCGAAGTGTCAACCACAGGTTGAGAGTTCTCGAACGCCTGCTCCAGTCGCGGGGCCATAGAAGGCGTCACCGCACCCGGAGTAGCCGCGTGGATGACCGCCTGGGCCACCATGATGATCGCCCCAACAAGAATCGGCACCCACGTAGGTGCGTCCGTTGTATAGGCCGTAGCGATCTGCGCAACCTGCAGAACACCACCTGCAACCGCCAAAATCGTGTCCTTCCGGCGCGTAAACCACGGCTGCTCACGCAGGTATTCCTCAACTGCCGGGGTGATCTGAGTAGTAGTGGTCATCGTTTCTTCTCCTGGTCTGCCTTCACAGCGTCGTTGATGATCTGGTCTGGGTTCATGCCGAGCTTCGCCGCGATGGCCCGGAGGAGGACGGCATTCTGCCAGCCGGTCATGTCAATCACGGCCTGCAAATCCCGTGGATTGAACCGCACAGCCGGATTGATGAGGCTGGTGATCGGCGCGTCCTGGCCCCGAGCCCGGTCGCGGGCTTCAATCGCCGCAAGCTTCGCGTCATTCAACGCTGCGTCCCGGACTTCCTGGGTCACTGGCGCTGGCCCAGCCGGTGCCGGTGGGGAGGCTGGTGCCCCGCCCATCGCCTCGTTGACGTAGCGCAGGAATACGTCCCAGGGGAAGCCAGGTCCGGGGTCAGTGTGATCTGTTCCTCCGAATTTGCGCAGGTCCCCGTGTCCGCAGAACCCCCGCCTCGTGCCGTCAGTCTTTTCCACCGGGATGTTGTGGGTTTTTGCCCAGTATGCGCAAACAGCAGCCCCGGCCCGAAGCATTCGTTCCTGATCGAGCCACTGCTGACGGGTATAGGAGGAGTAGAAGACGAATGACAGGTTCACGCCCTGGTAGTTGCCCTCGTTATTGCCCGTCGACCAGGTCACCCAGTCATCGGTATTTTCGCGGAGGCGCTTACCTGACGTATCCACGAGTACGTGGTACGAACCGGTCTCGCTGGTGAGTTGGTAGTTCGCCACGTTCTCCGCTGGGGCACCAGCGGGATTCTCTGTGGTGTGGATGACGATACGGCTAATTCCGCTGGTAGGGCGGGGGTCACCGAAGCTGAAGCGGTCTGACCAGTCCACGTCGAAGTAGCTCATGTCTTGAGGATGCCCCCAGCCATTTGGCCAGGGGCGATACGCGACACTGCAAACGCGTTTAGGAGTTCGCTTCCTTCGTCGCCTCGTGAATCGTCTCCACATAAGTGCAGCGCTGCTGCTCCGTCATCTGACTGGTATCCGGTGCGAGCACCTCAGAATCCATTGTCAACGCAGCCTGTTGCGGTGTCGGTGCTGCGACCAGGCTGCCCCGGTACCCGTAGGCACAGTAATCGATAGTCTCCATTGCCCCACCCTTGAACGGGTTCGGGATCTGCTTCCAACTGGAATTGTGGATGTACGCATCCGTCAGCGACGGTGACCACGGGTGCACAGACGGTGCATACCCGAACGGTTCCTGCAACCTGCTGACGAGAACGACCGGGTCAGACCAGATCGAGTCGGGCCGGTCAGCGGTCAGAGCGACAGAACCGACAATCGAGTCAGCGTAGGTGAGCACGACCTTCCCACCAATGTGCTGGGCATTGATCTCACCAATCCAGGACCCCGGGGTGATCGGCTTCAAGATCGGGGTGGGCCACACGTTGCGGCCCCATTCCCACTTGCTACCTGTCCAGCCCCAGTATTCCCAGCCTTCCTCAGTGAAGGCATCCTTGATTTTCGCCCTCCGGAGGAACACGCCGTCCTCCTCTGGTCCGCGACCAACTTTACGGCCCTCGCGAGAGCCGAAGACGTAGAGCGTGTCTTCCTCGCCCGGGACTTGGAGGAACGTGGCGTTCTGGAAGTACTGATTCCGGCCCGAGTTCTCCCATTCGTACAAGCGTCCGAGGTTGTCTCGGTAGCGCCCGACCTGCCAAGAGTCAGCGTGGGGCTCGTCCGACCAGAACCAGGCGTTCGACGCGGTGTAGCACATCGCTTGCTTGCTGGTGTCCAGCTCGGACCAGCGCTGCACGCGAAAGCCCATGCCGAAATAGCGTCCGTCCGGTACCTGGATGATGTCGTTCGGGATGATCGTGAACGAGTCGAAGTTACCGGAGTTGACGCGGGCGTTGTTCTTGCCGTTGTGGTTATACGGGAAGATTTGCTTTGCGTTCCCACCGGTGTTGGCGGCGCCAGCGAAGTTGTCCCACTGGATACCCCGCTCGAGGAAGTCGCGGTTCGAGGTGCGACCCATCACAGGAGACCGCCAGTTCTCCGACCCGGGGTTGTCTCCGCCGAACGTGTCACCGAATACGCCGCCGACCCATAGGCCTTTTCCGCCCTCGAAGAGGAACCCGAGGTCAGTGCCTCCGACTTGGAATTTGCGTGTGGGGTGCCCGCCCAAAGCACCGCCGTTACCAGCGGAAGTATGGATTTTCTTAGACATTCCCGTCCTTTCGTCACATGTGAGGATGTCTTAAGGCTGGACGCTATGGCTATCCGCCGATGTGGGGGTGGTTGTCGACACAAGTGTGTAACACGCGTCACTCGCGTTGCGGTTTGTCACAATGGAACCAAAGAAACCCCAACCATCAAGGAAACCATCATGCGCCCCTCCCGCACACTCGCCACCACAGCCATCGCAGCAGCAGCTGTACTCGGCCTTGCACCCTCCGCGTCCGCTCTCACCATTTCTCCCAACTTCCCAAACACGCCGATGGAAACCCGCCCGATGAATGCGGCCATCTCCCCATTCGGCCCACAAGAAACATGCACCATGTACCGCAACACCGTTGGCGAATGCTGGCAGCAGCGCCCCGACGGCCAGTGGGTGCAACTCCAGCACGTCGGGTTCGTCGATGTCTACCCCGTGTGGGAAGACCCAGCGAGCCTGAGCCACCTCATCCCCGGTTCGCTGCTTCCCCGTTAAGCAGTGCCGACAAAGGCAATCGAATACTCACTGGTCACGCCACGGTCCTGGTACGACATTCCTGCGGCGTCCGGTGCCCACACATACGGGTAGAGGCGTGTCCCGGCGGTGAGGTACACGGTCGCTGCTGCGGAAATGATGTGCCCAAACGTGTAGTCCGCCCAGATCACCATATTTGACGAACCGGATGAGGTTGTACGACCCAAGCCCACGCCCCGAGCGCCCTGGTCGTTACCGAACGTCTGAATGGCCGTTACGTTGTACACGCCTGTCACCGGGGCATACAGGTACGCGTCCCCACCAGACACACCAGCTGCACCCTGAACAGACTTGTTCACCACGAGGCGCTCCGTCGAGGCAGCGGACAGGCGAATGAACTGGTTCGCACCTGGGTTGTACCACCCTGGGTTCGTGTTTCCCCAGATCAGAGAACCATACGGCTTCGCGGTGAAGCTGGACGAGCCGAACAATGATGTCTTTAGCGTGGCGAGTTCGGCCTTGGTGGCAAGCGTGGAGGTATCCGCAGCCGGTCCGGTCGCGCCTGTATCACCCTTCGGCCCCTGAATACCTTGCGGGCCGGGTAAGCCTTGGATTCCCTGGTCGCCCTTGGGGCCGGGGTCGCCTTGCAACCCTTGCGGGCCCTGGTCACCCTGTGGACCGGGAGGACCTTCAGGGCCCTGCTCACCTGGTATCCCCTGCTCACCCTGAGGACCAGGCACTCCTTGACTGCCCGTAGCGCCCATTGGCCCCGGATCACCCTTCACACCCTGGGCACCCGTGTCACCCTTGGCACCAACGGGTCCACCGGGGCCAGGAACCGGCCAGGTGACATAGCCCGTGTAGGCACGAGTCGTGTCAAAGGAGTAGACACGAATGACCCCCGCCGTTTCCACGATGACCGAGCCGGTGTCACTTCCGTTTGTCGTGTCCTGCACCGCACCCCGCACCGTCTGGCGTGGCAAAAACTGCGTAGGAATCGTGCCCTGGCTGGCAATCCACGTGGAGGCGTTAGTGCACCGCAGATCAGTGAAATACAGTGTGGCTGTGGTGCCGATCACTACAAGACGCATCAGCGACGTGGTAGCTGTGGCAGTCGCGTCTGATCGCAATCGCGGCATTAAATCCATGTCCACCGGTTCGGCATTCACTGCCTGCACCGTCCCCGGCGGGCCCATAGGGCCCTGTTGCCCAGGCGGGCCCGTAATATTCCCAGTCTGTACCCAAGCCATCAGGGCCTCCTACTGCAGTGCGTACGTATTGCCAGTGGTGGTGTCCAGGTACTGGTCTCCTGCCAGCACGCCAGCGATCTGACCCGGCGCACCCGCGCCCGTGAACCAACGCGAGCCACGTACACCCGGCGCGCCCTGTTCACCCGCTGCACCCTGCTGGCCAGCGGGACCAGTAGCGCCCTGGATACCCTGCGGTCCCTGCGGGCCAGTGTCACCAGCCGGGCCCTGGTCTCCACGAGGGCCACGGAAGTCATTGCCCTGGCCCTTTTCAGGGAAGGCAGTTCCAGACCAGATGTAGAGCTTCCCGTCAGCGTTGACGATGTAGCCCTTGCCTGCGTCCGCGTCTGTCAGGTCAGCCGGCAACGCCTCGTACGTTGCAGCGGACCCGGCGACAGTAATGCCTTTGCCGTCTGCACCTGCCGGGCCTGTGTCACCCTTCGGGCCAGTGTCACCCTTGGGCCCCTGCTGGCCCTGCGGACCCTGGGCACCCTGCGGTCCCTCTGGTCCTCGCTCACCGGTCAGTCCCTGGGCACCCGTGTCACCCTTAGGCCCTTTCAAATTGCCCGTCTGTACCCACGCCATAGCTGCCTCCTAAATGTCCAGCGTGTAAATGTCGCCGGTGATCGTGTCCATCCACGTATCTCCGCTTTTCGCCCCGGGGATGAATGTCGGCGGTGCCCCTTGCCCCGTCCACATCACCGGGATTGACGACGCGTCCCCCGGCTGCCCCGTGTCACCCTTCGGTCCTTGTTCACCTTTCGGGCCACGTGGCCCCGGCGCGGGGTACAGCCATGCGTCCCCGGCGACCATCGGGCCTGCATTTTGCGCGCCGCCACTCATGTCAGCCTCCTCGTCAGATACCCCGCGCACAGCACGTGCCACATGCCGCCAGTTTTGATTCGGACCTCAGCCACTGATCGGTCTGGTACGGCGGCGAGTTCATCATCTGGGATGATCAGCTCAGCACCATCGTTATCGACGGTGAACGTCCATGCGCGTCCGCCGATCACTGCGAGCATGTCCTCCACCCCAGTCCCGTCAATGGCGTAGGTCTGTCGGAAATCCACCCCGGGCCAGTGCACCGGCTCCCACCTGTACGGCACCCACTGCTGCGATTTCATGACTAGCTCACCGGGTAGGAGACTTTGAAGGAGTACACCGAGCCGACGGACCAGCCTCCGTTAATCCACGGCACGCCCTCACCAGCGCCACCATTGGTGGAGGACTTGTGAGGAACGAGACGGTTGTCATCAATGCGGGGGTTTGTCCAGATCATGGCCCGCGTCCAATTCGACTTGATCAACGCTTCCGCATGCCAATCAAAATTGCCATCGCCGCCATTTGCAGTAGACGTGAAAATATGCCCCATGTTCCACACGTCGTAGGACCAGGACGCGCAAGCCACCGGCAGGTCGAACGTCAATGACCCGGTTCCGAACTGGTTACCGGAGCCGGTGTTGACGGACACAATGCCGTCCAGCAGGCCATCCACCACGCGGTAATACCCGTACGCCTTGCCATTCGAGCCAAGATTGGCGAGCGTGCCACCGGTCGTGCCATTCACCGGGTCAGACCCGTAGTAGCGAATGTTCGGAGTCCACGCCTTCCAGGGATTCGACGCGGTCCCCACGTCCCTCCACACACCATCATCGTCCAGGCGCTTCGTGAACGTGCCCCGGTCCGTTTGGATGAACGTGCCCAAGCGTGCGTCAAAAAGATTCGGGGAATCCAGCGCCCCGCTCGTGACACGCATAGGGCCGCCGTCTCCGCCCCACATGCGGTAATCCGTCAACCCTGCCACGGTCGTAGCACCCGCAGACACCCGCACGGTACACACGAGCGCGTCATACATCACGCCGGGAATTCGATTAATCTGCGCGGTATTCGGAGCTGCCGAGGTATTCACTGGCACCGTGGTCGCATTCCCCTTCACCACAGCGACCTTCTGAGTGGCAGACGACCAATCGATACGAATCACGACCGCGTCATACCTAGACCCGGAGGACTGCGAGTCACACGTGACCGTCTCCGTGCCCGTCGACCGGATCCGAGAACCACCAGCAAAACCAGCCCCGGCAGAGACCGTCACCGTCCGGTTGGCCCCGATAGCTGGCTTCAGATCATTCGGCGAGTCAACCTTGAACCTCGCGGTAGTGATCTGCTCCATGTCTGCGAACTGCGCCGGGCCAATCTGAGTATTGGACGTGGCTAGGGCGGTGATCGCCACAGGCTCTACCTCCTCTGCTGGCGGTCCAGACGCTTATCCAGCTCCGCGACCGTGTCGTACAAGCTTCGCGTCCTAGTATCTGGCGTGGCCACCTTCGGAGTGACGGTTAGCGACACTGGCGTGAGCTCAGCAGTAACCTCAGTTACGACCTGCTGAATCTCCCCAACACCCTCTAGCTGAACAGTGGCAATGTCCCCAACCTGGAATTGGCGTGGGAACTGCCCATCTGCGCCGTATTCCCACACCATCGACGGAGTCACAGTCACATCTGCTGTCACCGCGCCCGCAGACTTCAGCAGCTCGTCTTGTGCTGCCTGCCCGGGGTCTTCCCCCTCACCTCGGGCCTCGGTGTAGGTTTCCCGGCGCGCCCACGGTGAGGTGGGTTCGTCGTAGGCAATCGTCTCTGTGAAAAGCTGCTCCGTCTTCTCACCCTTATCTCCAACGATGACGCGAGTGGCTGTCGCCCTGGTGTGCTTGAGCGACCAGGAATCCAGGTCTTCGCCACGGTCTGACCACACCAGGCCTGGAACGTCTCGGTACGGCTTCACGTCCGCCACGATGGTTGGGCGTGTCAGAGATAGCTGGCCTATTGGGGCGTCACCTGGTAGCCACGCGTCCAACGCCAGCCGGTACCCCGTGCCAGTCAGGGCCTTATCCACCAAATCTGCTGTGGTGTCATTCCGAGAGTGAATCGTGACCTGCGGGCCCGAGGCGAAGTCTGGCATGACCGCGATAGGGTGACCCAGCCGGTCGGCACCAATCCCCACCAGCGTTTTCACCACCGACTCCACCGGGCCCGCCAGAACATACTGCTCCGCCGACTGCTGCAAATTCAGCGGCTGATCAGGCACCGGCGGGATACGCTGCCCATCCAACAATGACCATGCCGAGGCGGTCGTGATCTTGATACGCGTGTCCTGCCGATGATCCGACTCACAATACGGCTCCGCCTCCACCACGCTGGACACGTGCCGCAGCCCATTGAGGTGCACAACCAGCAGCATGGACCCATCTGCTGGGATCAGCTGCCGAGTCAACTCAGACAAAGGTGCGTCCACGACCGCCACCCCGGCGGTTCTATCGGCCCAGGTAACTTTCACGGACTCGGCGGTTTCCAGTCTGCCGATAGGGCCCTGCCCGTCCCATGGCCAGATTTCCACCACCATCGGGTCATAGGTCATACCCCGAGGAGTGTTGTAAATAGTGGTCATCCTGGCCTCCTAGAACGGCATTGCGAATTGTTCTCGGGCGGTGACAATCACGGAGGATTCCTCTGTCATGCCCTCGGCAGTGATCGTCAGAGGAATGCGTTCACCTACTGGTACCGGGGCGTATACCCCGGAGAGCTTGCCGTATCGGTTCTCCCCACTGCCTGCTTCCAACGCGTAGCGGTTGCCCGGTTCGGTTGAGATCACGACCTGCTCACCGGATGGAATCGCACCGTCATAGGCGAGCACGCCGCCCTCCACCCCGATACGCACAGCAGACATCGGTCCGACGAGTGTCCATGTCACCCACACCGGACCCTGGCCACGGTTGGAGATGAATAGGTCCTGCGCACTCGTGGCCTCGGAAATATACAGCGGCCAGCCGTACCCATTCGGCCCGTAGAACGGGGTGCCTCCACCGCCCACGACAGACGAGGCGAAACGGACGGACTGCTCCGGACCAGCCCAATACGAAGACGGGGACGTGAGTAGCCATGCTTCGCCGGGGTTATCGTCAATCCCAGAACCCGGGTCGTAGGCCCATTCCGTGCCCGGGGTGTCCCGCAGCCGGGCCTGCAACTCTCGCACTTCCCCATCCGGACGGGTCACGCGCAGCACACCAACATCAAAGGGGCTGTTGGCTTGTGACCACCACTTATCCGCCAGCGCGTAGTACTCAATCCCGGTTTTCTGATCAGCGACCAGCACCTTCAGTGATGGCTCGGCGCGCTTCACCTGTGCTCCTGCCCACTGCGAACCACCACGCACATACGTGTGCTCCACCGGCGACAAATGGAAATCCGACTGGTTCACATCCAGCAGGACACCTTCTGTGCCTTCGGTGAGGTTCCATGTCTGCCCGGTCGGGTCAATCCACTCGATTTTTAGGTGTTCTGGCATTAGCGCATTCCTCCACGAATCTCCGCCCGAAGCTGGTGCTCCTGCGCAGCCTTTAGCGGCGCATTTTCATCGGCGGCGACAATCGTGCCGATGTTGATCGAATAATCCCCACCAGCACCAGCCGTAGCCAGCTGACCAAAGTCCGCCTTGTAGCCCGACAGGTTCGCCTGCGCGGAGGACATCATCCTGCTGGTCGCGACCATCGCTGCCCCGGCGGACTCCTCAATACCCCGGGCGAATGCTTCACCGACCGAATGGCCGGAGTACAGGACCCAGCCCCGCCCGGAGAAGGGGCCTTCCTTTGCCGGGGAGTGCGGGAAGAAGTTCTTCGCAGCCTGCACGGCAGAACGCGCTGCGTCAGCAACGTGCCCGATCATGGCCTTAATGCCGTCAATGAATCCTTGGATCAGGGCACGTCCCGAGGACACCAACAAACTGCCAACGTTCCCCAACGCGGACACGGCCTTACCCGGAAGATCTGCCACGAAACTCACTGCACGGCTCACACCGTTACTGAATGCAGAGGTGACGCTCTGCCACAGCTCCAGAGCCTTGGAGATCGCGCTAGAGGCGAGGTTCGCGAAGAACCCAATGACCTGGGCAACCCACCCGGCGACCGCACCAATCACAGAGGCGACCATGCTGATGAACCCGCCAACAACGCCGACCACGAAGCTGATGATCATGCCCAATGCCGAGGCCACGAAGCTGATGATCGTGGCCAGCAGCTGCACGAACACCGCTGCCACCTGGAAAATGATGACGATCACTGGCATGACCGCCGACACGATATTTGCGAAGACAGTGATAAGCGTCGCGATGACTGGAACCAGGGACGTGATCACCGGCAGCAGAGCACCAATGAGCGTCATAGCCAGCTGCAAGATCACTGGAACCAAAGGGAGCACTGCGGTCAGGATTTGCACGAATGCGTTAGCAATAACCGGAATCAACGGGGCGATGGCTGTAATGGCCTGCGCCAACATACCCGCAAACGTCGTAGCCACCTGTACCAACACTGGAGCCAGTGGAATGAGCGCATTCACAATCTGTAGGAACGCGTTCGCTATCACTGGGATGATCGGCGCGATAGCTGCCAGCGCCTGTTGAAGAATCCCACCGAACGCCTGAGCCACCTGCTGCAGGACAGGAGACAGAAGTTGTGCAGCCTGCGTCAGCGCGTCCCACCACGGCTGCAAAGCAGCAAGGTACGTGACAAGAGCCCCGCCGATCACGTCCGCAATAGTTGAAATTACTGGAGCCAGCGCCGTAAAAACATTGCCAAGCATGGAGATCAACGGAGCAATAGCACCGAGAACTGGGGCCAATGCACCACCAAGCGCACCAATGAGCTGGCCCACCACCGGCATGATCGGGGCGATAGCCAGCAAGATTTGATTGAACGCGTCACCCAGCGGGGCCACTGCCGGAGCAATCGCAGCCAGCCCCTGGCCAATACCGTCCACAACTGCAGACAGACCAGGACCAATGGCCTGAATAAACCCGGCAATCGCCGGGGCTACTGTCCCACCGATAATCCCGGCAATCTGAGTGAAGATCGGCAGCAGCGTGCCGACAGCCGCACTCATCGCAGAGAAAAATACTGTCAGCGTGGACATGCCCTGCGCGCTATTGACCCACTGGTCAGTCGCTGCAATAACCTGCCCAATCGTCCCCAAGAACGGCTGGCCCGCCGCGTTCATCGCGGAGAACACGCCGCCAATAATCCCACCGACCTGTTGCAGAACGCCCCAGAACTGCTGCACATTCTGAATAGCTGTCTGGAAAAACGCCTGCAAACTGCCATCTTGGAACGCGGCAGTGACCTTCCCAGCCCACGCGGACGCAAGCTCACCGGCCTTCGCCGCCAAGTCAGCGAAAATCGGCGCAGCAGCCCCACCCAGGGCAACCACGCCCGTGAGCACGTCAGCAAAGGCATACGACAGAGACGACGCTGCGGACGACGAGCCGCTGATCAGCGACTGCATTGCCGACAACCCTGCTCCCTGGGTAACGAATCCCACCAACCCGGCAGCAGCGTTGCCCATGTCAGCGGCCAGACCCGTCATTGCGGTGCGCAGTGGTGCCATGAGCGTGCCCAGCTGGCCTATGTTGGACAGGTTTGCCCAGAAGCTCTGCTGCACGGCCTTGCCGATACCGTCGAACTCGGTCTTCAGCCCCTGCAAGGCCGTCGCACCCGCCTGTGCAGCTGGGGGCATGTCTGCAATCGCTGCTGCGAACGCCGCCGGATCAGAAGCCTTTAGCGCGTCCGAGAACCCCGATAGGGCCATCTTCATCGTGCCGATAGCCATAGCACCAGCACCCAACGCAGCAGGGGCCATCGCGGCACCCAACGCGGCAATCGGCCCGAGGGCTGCCGCAGCCGCCCCCGCTGTTGCCACCAGTGTCGGGGCAATCCCACCCACTGCAACCGTCGCGGCACCAGCCATCGCAGTCATACGGCCCAGACCAGCAGCCATGCCACCTACAGGCCCCAGCACCCCGCTGATTCCAGAGGCCAACGAGCTGAGGTTGTTCCGATCAACATCCATTTTGACGTTGATCTTCCCCGCAGCCGCGTCAGCAGCAGTAACCGCCCGACGAGCCTCAGACACAAGACCGGACGCGTCAGCGTCCATCGCCACATCAACATTCCCAGCGGCCTTCTCCGCATTACGGACAGCCCGGTTCACCTCCGCCACAAAACTGGCGGTATCAGGCTCCACCTTGATATGGACCTTGTGCGAATTCTCGATACGGTCGAGTGTCTTTTTCAGCTCGGACCGAAACTGACGAGTATCCGGCATGACGCGAACATTCGCCCTACCGACTAGGGGCCCACCTGCACCAGCCATTTACCTCAACTCAGCTCAACTCGACCGCGATTGTCTGACAGCATTTTGCGGTACGAGTCGAACCTCTTCGCTCTTTCTCGACGCTTCAACGCACGCTGCCCAGGGAAGCTATCCCACTCCCGATACTTCGCCTTCTTCTTGCCCTGCGAGGCGTACATCACCCGCAGCGCCTCAACAGCGTTACGCAGGTCAAGCCGCAGAAAATCCTGGTCCGTCCAACCACGACCACCGTCATAGCCCTGGATACGGGCGGCATACCGCGATTCTTGTGGAAGCCCTGCAATGAGCAGCCCCACCTCTGTCGGGTCCCACGTCGTAGCCACCTCCGTCAACCGGAGGCCATAGAACTGTGCGAAGTCAGGAACAAGCGCTGACCCGAAAAGCTCCAGCTGCTCATGCAGGGCAATTAATTTCCCAACTGCTCCTGAATCCGGTTGAACACCGCCATCAGCAAGCCCATCGGCTCCACCTCATCAGCCTTACGAATCAGCCACTGCTCCATCTCACCAGCGTCTTTCGCCCGCTCCAACGCCAGGTCTTCAATCGCCGTGAGCATAGTGTCCATCGACTCAGGGTCAAGATCAGACAGGGCGAGAGAGTCCTCATCGACTTCCCCAGCCTGACCCTTCTCCACCAAAGACTCCGGCAGCAACTTCACAATTCCGATCAGCTGCATACGCACATGAGCACGAGCACTGGGACGCATGCCCGCCATCGACTTCAGCTCCGGCATATCCGACAAATCAACATCCGAATCCGGGGTGTCGAACTGGGGTGCCACGCTCGCCAGCGCCGGGGACGAATCCGGGGTGGAATCCTCCGGAGCCTGTGGAGCAGCGAAGTTCTCCGCGTCAGCCTGCACACGCTGCGCGTGCTCTGCTGCCTGGTCATACGGATTGATAGAAGTCATAGAAAATCCCCTTACTGATAGATATGAGTGAAGCGGGTGTACACCGCACATCATGCGCAGCACACACCCGCCACCCAGCGGAACGCGACAAAATTACGCGCCAGTCCCCAATCCGCCAGACGAACCAGAAGAAGCCGTCTTCAGATGACCAGCGATCAAGCTGCCCTTCGGCTGACCAGCCATACCCATGATCGTGTACAAGATCGGCATGCCAGCGAACTTTTCCGGGTCCAGCTCAATCGAATCACCTGGGCTGGACGCCACCTTCGAATAGTGGAATCCGAACACCTCGTGACCGTCGATCATGAGCACCAGCATGGACACCTCCGTAGAGGTGTACACGTCCGGGAACTCGAACCGCCCGTCGGCGGTAACAACCTTGCCCGGACCGAAGTAGTGCTTCAGCGGGTCCTCAGACCACTGGATAGCAGTAACAGTCAGAGACTCCGTGATCTTCGTCTTCGTCATGCGCAAGGAGTCGTTCTCCCATGCGCCCTTCTTGTCTCCGCCGTCCGTCTTCGAGTCAAACTTCGGCAGGTCATCCTCTGAGGTGTAGCCCAGAGGGTTAAAACTGCCGAGCGGACCAGTAGCTCCGTCGGCCACCCACTCCTCGATAGCATCACTCGTCGGGGCAGCGGTTCCTACCGGTGCGATCAGCACTGCGCCACGCCCCGGGATGAGGACGGCATCGTCCTGATAATTAGCCATTAGGCTCTCCCTTTCCTCCGCAGAATCGCAGAGTATGTCGAAGTCAGGGCCTCAGCTCCTGACGGGTCATGTGGTGACAGGCGGACCGGCTCGCCGTCACACATGACACTAGAAACCAGCACGTCACCAACGTCAGTTATCGCCAGCATTGCGTCAGCCACCCGATCAGCCTCATCAGCAGCCGCGTCATAATCCGGCCCAGTAGTAATGACATTCACCCGCACCTGGAAGGCCCAGCGCTGCCCCGGAAGACTCCCAATAGGCGTGGATGACACGATCTGCACCACCGTCAGTAGTTCGTCCGGGTTGTAATCCGCGTCCCACGCGAACTCCACACGCCCCACACCATCACCGGTGCGGATACCGTCCCGAATCACCACCGCCGGGTCAATCCTTTTATGAGTCGGTTGGATAGTCATCACAGCGCCCTCGTCAGATTGAACTGACCCGGCACGAACCGGCCAGGCTCACCATCACGCCCCACAGCACGGTGCCCGAACTCAATTGCATTCGCAGCGGGGTGCGTATTCTCCACAATCCGGTCAACCACGCCCTTCTTCCCTGGCACGGCCCGCACACGGAACGCGCCAGAGTATCTACCGGTCTTCCGGTGGGCAGCAGCATTAGCCTCAGCCTTCGCCTTAATCTTCTGCGCACCCTCCTCCAACAGTGGTTGCACACCCGGTAGCTTCGCCATCTTCGTACCCACACCGCTATACACCGTGGCCATCACGTACTCCTCTCTTCACACTCGCCTGCTTTAACATCACGACATCCCTCGCGGTCCGCCTCGACCCCCGGTGCCTCTTCGGCTCACCGACCACGTTGTACAAAATGCCGTCCCCATCGATGACCTGTGACAGATCATCACCAGGGAACTCACGGCAATACAGCCGCTTCATATTCAGCACGCCCTCCGCACCAGCCGTCGCATATGCCTGAATATCCGAGGTGGTGGACTGCTGAATCCGGCAGAACAGCCGAACCCTGCCGGTCTCCACCGGAACCAACCGGCCCCGCTCCCCCTCGCGGTTCTCCCGCAGCACTACCACCACCTGATCGGTGGCACCAGTCATACTCCGCAGGCTCATTTACGCCTCCTCCGCATACCAGGGGAAGCCATAGGCCGTCCCATCCGGCACATACCGAGTACCCGACGCATAGGTGTCACCCCGATACGTGCCCAGAGTTCCGATACCCCTCATGCGACGCGCACCCCGATACTCCAACAGCGTCGCCCGTTCAGATGGGGTGAAAATGTCCGCCTTCGTCACCGTCGCGTCCAACCCGTAGGAGTAATCACCCTCACTCTCACGAGTGAAGCGATCAGGGTTGGTGTACAAGCGCCGGGCCGCCAGCGCCAGCACAGCCATCGCACCGGGCGGCACGTCCAGCGGGCTGTTCCAATCCCGGCGCGTTAAATCCAGAGCAGCTGCGGACACCATGTCAATGACCCAGCCCGCGAGGGATTGGTCCATCGGTCCGGAATCGCTGGACAGTGAGCGCTCCAGGTCTGCCGGGTCAATCAGTCTGACTCGCATATCGTCGTCCTTTCTCAATGCGAAGAGCGCCCCACCCAGCCCCCGCAGTAGGGGCCCGAGGGGGCGCTCACTGAACGCGAGTTACGCGCCAGTCCCGGAAGATCCCGGGTTAGTGGTCGTGGTGGAGGCGGGCTCCACCATCGCGTCGGCACCGGTCAGCTTCACGATCCGCTGACCATCGAGGACACTCGCACCTGCGAAAGTGTCCACAACGGCGCGGTCCTGCAGGTGGTCAGGGTCGTAGTCCTGCAGGTAGCGCAGGGTGAAGCCCTGTGCTGCCACCGTCTTCGCGAACGCGGCACCACGTGGGATAGCGGTCGTGCGGGTGACCAGGGTGATCGCGTCACGCTGATATGCCCACGCCTCGTTCGGATCAATGGAGTAGTCGGCCACGATGGTGAAGCCGAACAGCCGACCGATTGTGGCCTGGCGCAGCAGTCCACCCTGGTCGCCAGCCTCGTTGACCTTCTGCAGCTGCGGGGTGTCCAGCAGTGCGGCCTCCCAGTTGGCACCAACCACGAGGGTTCGTCCCACCATCGGCACGCCACGCTGAGACAGCAGCTGATGTGCAGAGCGGATAGCGGGCAGAACCTGCTCGCGGGTGTTCGCCTGCAGCTGGGTGGGCTTCACGGAGACCGTGGCCTCACCCTTCACGCTGCCGCCGAAGCCAGCGAAGTCAGTGCCAGCGGCACGCAACGCCTGAATCGTGTCATAGCCATTGCCATCAGTACCAACGTAGGGCTTGGTGGCCTTATCCACCGCAGACAGCCCCGCAGGAACGCTACGGAACGCACCGATCACGGCCTTGTTCACAGCGTCCGCCACAGACTCAGCCATCGGGCTGATGACCTGCTGCTCAAGATCAGTGATCGTGAACGTCATGAAATCGTCAGGCAGCTTCACGGCGTTGTACACCTGGTCAGTGATCTTCACAGAGGTGTATGGCTCGTACAGGTCGCTGTAGGTGATCGCGTCCTCATTCTTGCGATTCTCAGCGGTGTACGTCCGCGCCTTATCGATCATGATCGGGCGCTTCACCGTCACGGTCGCACCACGGCCAGCAATGAACTCATTGCTGAAATCAGTGTTCACCGTGCGGGCGAGAGTGGACTGGTAACGCAGAGCTGCCAGAGAGGAACGTGCAGCCTGCTCAGGGGTGTACAGAAGATGATTTGGTGCAGCCATTGTTGGCACTACCTTTCATACATGCGCGCCCCAATCTCATCGAGATTGGTGACGTCTTCAGGGCGATCAGCCCGGACATCACCACGCAGCACACCATCCACCGGCACCTGACCAGGCGCACCGAAGCCACGCGACACGAGCGGAAGAAGCTTCTCAGCGTCCTTCTTCAGCTCCTCCACCGTCGAGCCCTGCAGCCGACTAGCCATCTCATGTGGCAGGCCGGTCTCCAAAGCCACATGCAGCTGGTTCAGCTTCCGCTCCGCAGCGGTCACCCGCTCGCGGAGTTTCTTGTTCTCGCGGTTCGTCCGTCGTGACTTCCGAAGCAGGCGATCAACATCAGGCGACTCCTGGCCACCCTCGTCATCATCCTGGTCATCCTGATCGTCATCGTCGGAGTCGTCCACGTCATCGCCCGTAGTCTTATTGGCTACGTCATTGGGCGTGGGCTTACTCTCTGACGATTCAGAATCAGTATTAGTGTCAGTCTGGTTGTCAGAATCCTGGCGAGTGTCCTCCTGGGACTGCTCCTCGGACTCATGCTGGGGGTTCATATCCTCAGGCAAAGTTCAAAATTCCTTCCGCACCTGGCGTAAAAGTGTTTTTCGCCCAGCACCAGGCCAGGCCTCACATCACATAGTGGCGGCCTTCTTCCGGTACTTTTCAATACGCGACAACGACAACCGCTTCTCATGCGCCAAAGCCAGCACCGGCACGTCCCTATCCGTCTGCCCCCGCGACTTCAGCGCCGCTATCTCCGCGTCAATCGCATGCACCCGCATATCCAGCGTGTCCGCATGCTCCAAAAAATCAGCCTTCGACCACTCCGGAACCGCCGAATCAGCACTGGCGGCTTTCCGCTCCGACGGCTTCGCAGGAACCGGCTTCTTACGCCGCCCCGACTTCTGCCCATGCACCGGCGGTTTCCGACTACGCGACTCCAACGGACCGTCGTAATCCTCCGGCAACGTCCCAGACTCTCGCCAACGCTGCCACGCCAGCCACGGATCCGGCCTCCCCGACGCGATCTGCGCCCACTCCTCCGCCAACTGGTTCCCATTGCCAGGCAGAGTGATCTTCCCGTCTTTCATGTACACCGGCTCAAGCGTGCAGCAGCACCCATCATGAACCTTGAACCGCCCATCACCCTTGAACCTGGCGTTCGACGCGTTGAACGCGTCCGACCGGTACAGCTGCGCCCCCGGGGCCTCTTTCCCCTCGTAATACACACCACGAGAAGCCAACATCGCACAGAAAGGGCACGGGTCCGCGTCCACCACACGGGCATACCCGACCGCAGCATGCCCCCGCCGAACCTCCGACTCAATCAGATTCCTGCCCCCATCCCCTACGATCTTCCCCGACTTCGACGCGACAGCCTGCTCAGCCCGATCCATCGCCTCATCCACCGGATAACCCTTCCGAGACAACGCCTTCAACACACCCCGCACACTCTTCAACAGTGTGGTCGCAGCCTCCGCCTCGTCGTAGTCATCCGGCTCCTCCATCATCGGCGGCAACTCCGGAGCCTCCACCGCCTGAAAAGCGTGCATGTAGTTGATCGACCGCAGGCGGGACTCTTCCCGATACATCATGATCTGCGGCACCGCATGACGAACAAACTCCGTCGTCGACCCGTCAATATCAGCCCAGTCCACATGCTTACGGAAAAGCTTCCGCACCACATCAGCGATCTGCTCAGTGAGCTTCACCTGCTGACGACGGTGCTCCTCCGTCATCATGATCCCCTCATACGTCCTAGCCACCGGACGTATCACCACCAGTCACATCACCAATCGTCGACTCTGACTGCCGAGTAAACGCCGCATGCAGCGGGTCCCTATCGAACTGCTCGTCCGCCAGACGCTCCCACTCCTGCACGTCCGACGCCTCCACACCTGGGATCATGCCCCACAATGCGCGGGCAGGAACCTCCAACATCTGCTTAGCCTTACCCAGCGCGTCAACGGCCTGCGCCATCGAACGAATTTCCATATCCTGCCATGTCACACGCACCAGATCGTCCGACGCAATATCCTCCATCCCCGCGACCAAAGCAGCCACCCGCAGAGTGCGGGCGTACGCGTCACCGGCGTTCATCTGCCGCTCATACACTTTCTGCGTCAACGGGGCACGAGCCGCCGCCAATGCTTCCGCCGAGAGGTTCACCAACTGGCCGGTAAGGGCATGTGCCGGAGTCTGCGATACAGCAGCCAGGGCTTCAATATCCGCCCTCCACGAATTCACAAACGGATCCAACGCAGTCGCGTCCAAAGTCCCGAAGCTCACTCCGTCACCACCAACAAGCACATCATCCTGCGCAAGCTTCAGCTTCAGCCGTTCCGACGCGTCCTGATCCACCTGGCCAGTGCCCTCACCGTCCTCATCAAGCTGTTCCGGCACATCCAGCCCCGTGGCTGTCTTCACCTTCCAGGAATTGAAGTGCTGGGACAGCAGGCGGTCATAGGCGGTCTTGTTGATACGTTGCGCCGCCGGAATGAACGGCTCAACCTCACCAATCACCCGCCCATCCAGGTCCAGCTGATTCGCAAAGCGGATCACCGGCACAAAATCCAAGCCCGTGAACTGCGCGTCACCCACCTGTAGGCCCTGCATATCCGTCGTATCCCGGCTCTTCGTATCCAAACGAAGCGGATACACCTCACCAGGCAGCCACAGCCGAAACCGCTTCACACCATCCGACGAATCCAGCGCCTCCAACGCCGCCGACGGGTACAAATCAGCACCCGCGTCGCCATACTCCACCGCCACCCGACGCGGAGACAAAAACCGAATACGAGCCGACGGCTCACCAGCCCTAAAACCCTGCGTCACCAGCGAATACGAATGCCCATAAGCAACCATCGCACGGTGATTACTGATCTGCGCACCCCGCAGACTATTCGCATTCCACAGCCCCCACAGCTCCGGAATCTTCCCCTCATCACCAACCACCGAATCGACGTACATGGCCTGCACGACATTGTCCACGACCAGCTTCAGCCACGGGGTGCGGGACAAAGCACGCAGTGCGCGGTGCTCCCGAGTCGCCTTCCTAGGCAACTCGAAACCAGAGTCCAGCTCAGGTCGAAGCCAGGAGTCCACCGCGTCACACTCACGCTGCTGACGCGCCAACACCCCACCCAGACGGTCAAAGACCCGCTTCACCTCAACCGGAGACAAACTCATGCGACCAATCCGCCCTTCTTCCGTTTCACCACAGGCTCCATATCCAGCCCTCGCACCGCGAGAGTCACCGCCCGCAAAGGCTCCACCCTCACATCACCAAACGCCGCCCACGTCCACGCAGTCTTAGACGTACCAACAAGCCTCCTCCTCGCCGTATGAGCAGCATCATCCAACAAAGGATGAGCACCATGAAGCACCGTCGGATCCGGCTCACCATCCCCATCCACCCGCGACACACGATCAAACAGCTCCGCCGTGCCCTGCGTAATATCCCGCGTCGACGCTAACGACACCGGCACACCAGCCTCAGCCAAACGCGGGGCCAACGCCGCCCCACCACTAAAACTATCGATCACAACCCCGGCATACGGCTTATGCTTCTTCACCACCCGTGCACACTCATCCTGCACCCAAGACACCCCACCCTTCGCCGCGACGATATCCACCACCACACGGCCATCCTTCAGCTTCGCAGCACCAGCCAACACCGCCAGATCACGATCAGCCGTCACCTCCAACGCCAACGACCGGCGGACCACCTTCGCCCCGATCATCGCCTCCGGCGACGCGAACGAGCGGGCCCACAAATCCACACCAATCGCCGCGTCCGTCGAATTATCAACCCACACCCCAAGCCGCTCACGCTTATACTCCTCCTCCCCCATCACATCCAGTTCCGCCTCCTGGATCCAATCCCAAGACTGCAAATAACCCAAAGACGGATTAGAAACCTGCGCAGCCTCCTCCGACTGCCAATCCAGACGGTTAACATCAGTCGACCACTCGAAATAAGCAAGATGCTTATTCCTCTCAGGATTATCAACAGCCTTTTTACGCACCTTGATCAAAGTTTCGGAATAGTCAAAACCAGTAGTAGACGTGTACCAAACTTGTGGAGACCTACGAGACGAAAGCGTGGGCAACAAGTCAGAAACCAGCCTCGATGACAGCGCAAAGGCCTCATCCAAAATCACCGTATCGCCCTGCAAACCACGACCCGATGATCTAGAGGAACGCGCCAAAAAATCCAACCGCCGACCATCTTTCATAATGATCGCGGTTTCCTTGGAATCCGGCATCTTCGCCACTTTCCGCAAAAGTGACGGATTCTTCTCAATGATCTCCACGAGAGCCATGTACTCATTGTGAGCAGTTTTAAAAACGTGGGCTGTGTGCACCAGTCGTTCTTCCCCAAACAAAAACAACCCCGCAAGCAGACGAGCCCGAACCACAAAATTCTTGCCATTCTGGCGAGGCACTACCAACCCAACCTGAAACGCATCCCACTTCCCCGTCCGAGGCTGCTCCGCCAAAGCATTCCGCAACACCAACTGTTGCCACGGCAACATATCCATACCTAACGCCGCAGCGAAATCCACCACATCATCACCAGCAGAAGACTTCCACTCTGGCGCATGGAAAACCGGTGGAACCTGCTCACCCACATTCTCTGACACCGGCTCAACAACCGATGGCGGAACCCACAAACGATGATCCGCCACCAACTACGCCTCACGTCCAGCAGCCTCGAGACGAGCAGCACGCTTCCTCGCGATCTCATCCATCACATCAACATCGCCACCCTTTTCTTCAGCAGGCTTCAGCACCCCAATCTTGTTCAAAGCAGTAGCCACCGCCGCCTGCATCTGCCGAGCCTCGCCAACCATGTTGTTCACCACGACATTCACCTCTACCTGACCGTTCAAACGCTCCTCCGACTCGCCCAACTCAAACCACAACGTCGAATTCTTCGACAAAGCCGCTTCAAAACGCTCCAGCCTGTCCTTCATCCGGCAAGCTTCTGTCAAAACCGTGATCGCAGCGGGCCCCAAGTCATACTCAGACCTAATCGCGTCCCACAACTGACGGCCAGGGGCCTGCAAAAACACCGGATAATCCCCCTTAGACGTTGCCCCAATCCGGTCAACAATCTCAGCGCCCTCCATCTCCTGACGATGACGCTTCTTCTCACGCGACTCGCCCCGCTTAGGGACCTTCCCAGCCCGACGCTCCCTCTGCTTCGCAGCTTGCGCAGCCCGGCACTCCGAGCACGTCTTTTCCCCACGCTTAATATGCTGCCGGTAACCCGCCACCGAACCGCATTGCTTCCTAGAAACCGCAGGAACTTTTTCAGTCATGCATTCCCCTTCTGCGAATTACATGACCGACAACACGGACGCATATTCGACAACAAATGAAGCCCACCACGACTCAACGGAATGACATGATCCATCGTCCACGTCCCCACCGTTAGCCCAACTCCACACAAGTAGCACCGATCCCCGTAATACGCAGACCGGAGTTTCTTCCCCTCGCCGGAGACCACGCAACCAGAAACAGACTGACGAAGAATCATCTGCCGACGTTCCTTCTCCCTCAGACGCTGACGCGCCTTCCCCTCCGGAGTAGACACCTTCCTGTGATAATCGCGCCGACCTTCATACGCATGATCGCGCCCATTCACCGAACGGTAATTACTCTGCTTACGACGCAAAGCGTCCTTACATGACACACATGCATGCTCGCCCCGATCACGATGAGCAAAATACCCAGCGGTCGAGCCACAACGACCATTGCCATCAACCGTAGGAGCGGAACGCATCTTCAAAGGGACTGCCATGCCGCAAAATGTAGCCCCGTCACGTAGAACCGTTTTACACATCGACAGCCGGGATTTTTACGGGTCTGCCAGCCTAAAGTGAGCGAATCTTACCGGCTCAAAATCTGCCTATTCGACTGTGGATCCGTAGCCCACCGCTAAGTAGAACCATTATCAGTAGCCCGGTCGTGCACGCGCCTACCACTACCCGGAGGTGGGAGGGACCTGTTGGGCGGGGAGGCCTCCCCCGGGGTGTCTGTGGCTGTGTGTCTGGTTGGTTTTCGGTTTTTTGTTTTTGTTTCTTTTATTTGTTTTTATTTTTTATTTTCTTTTTTGTTTTGTGTTTGTGCTTGTTGGTTCACCATTCGAGGAGTGTTGAGGTGTTGGTCGCGTCGTGTCCTTTGCCTCTGCTTGAGTTGCATGTTCTGTGTGCTGGTTTGGCTTCGCCGTGCATTGAGCCTTGGCGTGCGATGGGTACGACGTGGTCGAGGGTGAAGGCGTGTTGGTGGTGTGGTGGTAGGTCCATGTCGATGGGGTCTCCGCAGAGCCAGCAGACTGCGAGTTCTGGGTGTTGTTCGAGTTTGCGGCGTGTGCGTTTGACTGTTTGTTTCCATCGCCAGTCTGCGGGTTGTCTGGGCATCTGTTCCTCCTGTTTGTGCTGGTAGTGCCCCGATTTGTGAATACAGCGTTAGGTCTGTACTATGTATTTCAGAGAGGAGGTGATAAGCCTTGCATCTCGATCACATAGCCCAGACCATCGCCGCAATAACCGGCCTGGCCTGGACATCACACAAGATAGCCCTTGAGTGGTACAGGGAACTGCACAACTCAGAAAGGAGCGAACAAGAAGAATGACCCCAGGGTCCTGGCAGAAACTACCTGCCAGGGCCTCCCGGGGCCACTCAAACCACCACCCTACCCGCACTACAGAAAGGTTCTCCAATGCGGTTCACCACCTTCTACTTACCCATCATCGCTGTCACCGCCCTCATATTCCTCACTGGTATGTCTTCCTACTGGCTTATCCCAATTGCTCTCATTCTCACCGCTGACATTGCCCTGCGGGTGAAGAGGTCACTGCGATGGGCCTGACAATCACCGATGACAATGGTGATGAGTACTGGACTGCGCACCAATGCGCGTCTCACTGTGGAGTGTCCTTCTCGACGTGGACTGCGTATGTGGCACGCGGTCAAGCTCCACGAAAGGCTGCAACCCTAGATCGCCTCAATTTATGGCAGGCTGCGGAGGTTGAGGCGTGGCATGCTGCCCGCCCTTCGCAGAACAAGTCTTAGCCCGGTCCGACGGGGTTGGCCCCTTTGCGCTCGCCTGGCCAGATTCCGAACACGTCGTGGAACCATTTCGCGGCGGTACGCTTGGCCTCCTCGGGTGGCATGTGCCTCATCAGGTGGTGGTACAGGCTGGTCCAGGGGTGGGCGTTGTTCGCCCATCGGGCGAGGCCTGCACCACGGGTCCAGTAGTGGTGCAGCTGCCTAGCGCCTTTGTCCCCTGGGTGAATATCCATGCTTGTGAGGTTAGGCGCGCCGAGCGTCTTGGTGGAGTAGGTCGACGGTTAGCTGGGGCGTGGATCGCGGATTATCACTTTTAGAGTCTGCGCTGGGGAGTACTCGCTTTCAGCGCTGATAATCACCTGGTACCCGGCATTTTCAATGCGGGTTAGATCCTCGATGTCTAAACCACTCAAGTCGTATGGGTGGGTCACATAGAACTTGTCACCTTCGTGGTCTACTTCGGTGTACTGGTGGTCTACCCAGTGACGGCTATGCAGATTCTCTGCTCCGATGATGGTGGCAATGGTGGTTTCGATTTTCTTAGGCCAGAACTTTTTACTCAGGACTGCCACGGTTAGAACCTCCATGTCATGTGTGGCTGGTTTGTGCGGTGTTGTCCGCGCTGTAAGTAGCTGCGGATATTTCTAATGAGCTTCATGCTTGTTCCTTATGTGCTGATGTAGGGGCTGAACATGGCCGCGATTGTGATTGCGACGGCCAGGATGTGCCACCAGTGAATGCGGTTTTTCATACCTCGAACAACACCCCCTGCTGCCCTACTCCCCGGTACTCGTGGTCGGCGACGGCTTCTTGCAGTTTTTCCCACGCGTCGGACCGGATGTGGCGGTATCTCACATTCTGGATGTTCCGGATGACGTCTTTGGGTAGTCCGACTCGTCTTCCGAGGGTGCGGAGGCTGTCGCCGGGTCTAGTGATCCTGGCGAGTAGCTGTTGCGCTTCGGTGGTCGGGTGTTCGCGTAGGCGGGGGTTGTGGTGTTTTCCGATGGTCCCGGCGCGGAATTGGTTGGTGTGGTTGGCGCATAATCCGAGTCCGAGTGGGTCGGGGTGTTGTTGTGGGTGTGGGCATCCACAGCGGAGGCAGCGTGGCACGAATCATCCTTATTTGTGTGGGTAAGGTTTGTGCTGGCGGCCACGTGCTGCCGGGGTATTTTCTTTCCTGTTTGGTGGTTCCCAAGTTGCGCCCCTGTGTCTGTGTCGCGCTAGGCAGTGGGGGCGCTTCTTCTATTCCTCTAGCGGTTCGGCGACAATGTCCGCGCCATGCCGGTATGCCCAATCAGGTTGCGTGATTTCGTAGCGAACGAGATCGAGTGCTTCGCCCTCACTGTCGGCTTCCACCTCAATCCAGGCCTGCACCTCAACGTTGTACAAGACGGGCCCGTCTGGCCGTTCCGGTGGCTCGTTGTACCGGCGCGAGAGGCTGTCGAAGCTTCCGATGTGCCTCATGACTCATCCCCGTTCCCCTTGGAAGGTGTGGCTTTTACGTGCAGATCATCCCCCCATACAGCGAGTAGTCTCTCAGCTAAATTAACGGCATGATCCTCCGACCGAGAAAGGATTTTAAGTTTAGGAATAGTCGATACTTTCCTATTGCCTGAATAACCAGGCTTTCTCGCAGTTACTCTCCATGTCTGAAAATCACTCATGGTCGCCCTCCATTGCGCAAGTTCTTTTCAGGGTTCATAGCGTCCGTCCTGTTCTTCGCCTGTGAGTAGGAAGGCGAGGTCTTCTAGGGTCATGGTGACCCATTGTTTGGCTGGGTTGGCGGTGCCGTGGCGCTTGTGGATGATGATTCCGCAGGCTGCGTCATCATTTCCGGCCTGTAGGTGCGCTTGTTTTATCCATCCGGCGAGGTCGGTTCGGCTGGTGTTTTTGATCTCTGCCACGACGCGTTTGCCGTGTGCGCGGAGGCCCGTCAGGTCGCCCCGGTCGCGGCTGCCACCTGCCCGCCTTCGCTCGATCCGGTCATCAACTACATGGCCCAGGTAGTCAGCTACGAGCTTTTCGAACTTTGCCCCTACTTGCCTGGCTGATTTTCTATTTCTGGCCACGACTTGCCCTCCTTTCCCAAAATTCCCTATTCCGCTTCTTCCGGCATGTCTTGCAGTACCTTTTCCCATCGTGCAAATAGGTGTTCTCCTCGGTGAAAAAGTGACCGTTCTTGCACGAGAGTTTCATTGCTCTGCGTCCGTTCTCTCTAGGGGTCACAGGCTCTAGGTGTTCCGGGTTGCAACATGCTCGATTTCTGCAGAGATGATCTATTTGCAGTCCATCTGGAATACTCCCGACCATCAATTGATATGCCAATCGATGTGTTCGTACCGTCTTTCCTTCATAGAAAATGGCCCCATAGCCGTTTTTTTGCCTTTGCCCCATCCATTCCCAGCAGCCAGACTCTGTCTTTTTAACCTTCTCAAGCAATCTATCTTTTGCGCCCCTTTTTGTTTGAGCTGCTGCAGCGCTCCCAAGTTTTGCTGCGCACCTCACGCACATATCGCCAGCAAGATCTGGATGAAGGAGATTTCGGACTTGTCCACACTTCTCGCAAAGAACAGGAGTGCGCGTTCCGGCGGCTTTCGCTGATCGGCGCGTGCGGGTGCGGGTCATTCGCGTTCACCTCGCTGGTGTTGCTCGCGCAAGCTCTGGGTAACGCAGAGGTCGCTACCTGGTGCCACGAGGTGGTTCAGGTCATGCAGGAACCGGTTTTCCGAGACCTCCCCGCATTTGTCGCAGTAGAACGCGGGAAATTCGAGCATGGGTTGGAGGGTGCTCATGGCCTGTCACCCCTCTGGACGATCTGGTACATCTCGTCGTTATCGGTGATGGGGACATCGTTGGGGTGAATTCCTGCGCACATCCACGTTCCGTCCATGCGCTGCCAGGCCCAGTTACACGCGTCAATGATGATTGATCGATTTGGCAGGTCCAGCTCGAGTATCTCCTCAAGGCTGAGCCACTCGTCCATGACTTGGTCTTCTAGCTGCCTGAGCTTCAGCAATTTCGCGGCAGCTTCCATTGCCTCGCCTTGGGTATCGAATACGCCTAGTACGTCGAACCAGTCTTCTCCTCGCCCAGGCCCGGTGAGCCACCATTGGCCATTGAGTTTGTGCACCCGCTGGCGTGTATTTGGTCTCACTGCCCACCTCCCCTGCGGATGATCTGGAACGGGCCATAGGACTCCTCGATAGGGCCGTGCATGTTGTCTGCGCAGTTCCAGTCTCTGTTGATTATCTGCCAGGCGCGCCCCTGGTTATCGACAATGATCGAATGTTCCCACAGGTTAAGGGCAAGGAGTTCGTCAAGGGTGAGGTCTCTCGACTCCTCCCCTCCCTCGTAGGCGAGAATGTAAGGCTCGAACATATGACTCAGCGTGCCTAAGTCGTCCCACTTGTCACGCCACGTGTTCTCACTGATGTGCGGGGAACCGTCCTTGTCAACAACGATAGAGCTGGGCGGCAAGTCCATGAAGTGGATTTCCTCGGCGGTGTAGCGCTTTTTCATCGGTTCCTCCAGTCGTTTTCGAAAATTATCCACAGCACAAGCACTGCGATGATGGCGATGATTTGTGCAAGCCAGAGCATTAGCGTTCCTTTCGGGTGAGCGGGCCGCCGATAGTGATGGCGAGGAATGCCATCAGGGCGATGGTGGTGAGCATGTTTTTCCTTTCGGTCGTGTGTTCGATTAGGCGGTTTTGCCTGTGTCGCGTTCGCGTTGGTGGGCTTGGCGTTGCGCGGTGTCTTCGGCGCGGGCGACGAGTGCGTCGAGGTTGGCGAGGGCTTGCTCTGGTGAGATGTCGTGTTTTTTCGTCGCTGGTGCTTCGGCGATGATTTTCCGGAGTTGCTTCTTCATCTCCGCAAGGCCCGAATTCGGCGCTGTGCGCTCGTCTCGCGGACTTTCTAGCCCCGACCCGGGTGGAAGTTCACCACGGGCTATTCGGGCGCTTAAACGGGCTGTGCGCGCTTCTTCAAGGATTTCCCGCTTCTCCGGCTGCGCCTCCCACTGGTCCCGCACATGCAGAGCACACTTGCTGAGAACACCAACGGACAACGCCCCGATCTGCGGATTCATCGCCCAGTAGTCGACCGCCTCCTTCCACAACTGCGGCGGGAATCGCTCAGTGTGCAGCATTTCTGCCCACACACCCGGCAATGACGGGTCAGGTTTCGGGGCGCGTGCTGCGTCGAGTTGCTTGGCGCGGATCAGCAGGTGCTTCGTGAGGTGCACGGGGTCTACGCGTGTAGCTGCCATTGGGGGATCACTTCTCCTTCGATGACATCGAATGTGGGGTGTGGTGGCTCCCAGTCCTCCATGCGGGTACCTGGGGTGCGTTGGGGCTGGGTGTCGTGGCGTGGAGGGAGCGGTTCGTCTTCCCAGCCATCCCTTTCGAGCCACGTGGTGGGGTGCGGGATGAACCGCTTTTCCGGGAGGTTCGAATCCGCTGCGAATCGCTTCATCCCGTCAATGACGGGGCGTGGGTTCCCGGCCCGCTTCACCGCTGCTGCGAATTTCGTGCGAGCTTTCTGCTTGCCAACCTTGCGAGGGCACGCGGCCCAGAATTCGTCAAAGTCGGATTCTTGATGGCTGGGTTCACTCACCTGCTCGACGCTTCGCGTTGAGCAAGAGTTTCCATTTCCATTTCCATTTCCATTTCCATTTCCATTTCCATTTCCGTCGATACAATTTCCTTGCAATTGCTCGGAAGTTCCGCGCAATTGCTCTGAAGTTCCTTGCTCAGGATGAAAACGGGTATCTACCTGCGCGTTCTCGTCATCGGCGTGCGGATTCTTATCTTTTGCCCGTCGTTGGGTCTTCTGATGATCATCCCAAGTAGAGATTTGATAGAACTTCCGCCTTCCGACGCTGTAAAACCTCACCCCGTAGCACCGAGCGACCTCTCGACAGAGGTCTTTAATATCGCTCGTGAGGTACTCGTCATCCTCTGGGAAGGCGAAGGCTCGAAGGCCTAGCAGGTTGGTCTCGCCAATGCCGTAGTCGTCTGCCCAGCACCACATCGCGATGAACAGCAGGCGCGCCTCCATCGACGCTTCGGCGGTGGATGGTGACGTGAAGAACTCCGGTTTAATCGTCCTAATCTTCCCCATGCCCATGCTCATCCTCCTGCTTCATTTCTTGCCTAATGAAGTACGCCTGTTCTTGAATCTGCCGAACGCGGTTATGACATGCGCCACAGAAATAGCGCCAAGGATCCCGAATCCCTCGGTGATCTACCGTTACGACCAGCTCTGCCAGGTCAGACTTTTCGAGACCAAGACTGAGAAATCGGGTTATCGTCTGCGGAAAGTCATATGGAAGATCCACCCCGGGGCCGTATTCGATCCACAAGGAATAGAATTCATGGGCATTGCGAAGTTCAATTTCACGTACTTTTCGACGCTCTTCAGCTGCCCGGCGAATGGCTTCGGCCCAGCCCTCAGCGTCCTCGTTGACCTTCTCGGCGAAAGGGTCGCCCATCGAACGAGACGCTTTTCCCTGGTTGCAATCTCTACATGCGGTGACAAGGTTTGATGGCTTGTCGGATCCACCTAGTGATATGGGGACTACATAGTCAATATCGATCACAACTTCTGGTGCTGATTGTCCGCAGTATTTGCAGGTGAAGTTGTCTCGGCGGAACACTTCGAATCGTGCTGTTTTCCCTACACTCATTACCTACCCTCCTTTCATCTGTGCTGGTCGCGCCTAGAACGGGGGTTCGTCGGGCTGGTCGCCCCAGTTGTCTTGTGGGGGTTGTTGAGACTGTTTTGGCTTGTTGGGTTGCTGGTTCTTGGTGCCTTGGTTCGTGAAGCGCATGGATGGGCCGATATCGTCCACTTCGATTTCGAAGACAGTGCGCTTTTCCCCTTCGCTGGTCTCGTAGGTGCGTTGTCGCAGGTTGCCCGTGACGATCACGCGCTGGCCTTTGCGTAGCTCGTTAGCTGCGTTTTCTGCCTGGTCTCGCCATACATGCCCGGTGAGGAAGAGCGGCTCAGCGTCTACCCATTCGCCTTGTGACTTGTCGTAGGTGCGTGGGGTGGACGCGACGCGGAAGTTCGCCACGGCCACGCCGGATTGTGTGTAGCGCAGTTCTGGGTCGGCGACGAGGTTGCCGGTGATGGTGATGGGTGTTTGTCCTTGGGCCATTTTTAGGACTCCTGTTCGATATCGAGTTCGGTTCGGCGGTTGTCGACAAGTTCGGCGAGTTCGTCGAGTTGGTTTTGTGGCATTCCGGTGGTTCCGGCGTAGGACATGATCCGGTCCAGCTGGTCGTGTGAGGCTGCTTCGAGGGCGGCGGTTTTCGCCTTGTCGAGCTGGCCATCTGGGTTGGGCTTGGATTCCAGCGCTTGGCGGATTCCCTGCGCTCCTCGCTCCGGGCGGACGCGCTCAGCGGTGGCGCGGATGGGCGCTGGTTCGAGTTCCAAGTCTTCGGCGGTGTAGCGGATACCGAGAAGAACGTCCGGGGCGATTCGTCGTGCGACTTCGGAGGCAGCCTTGGCGTAAAGCATGGCCTGCGGGTCAGTGGCGTATTTCTTGTTGGACGTGTATCCGGCCTTCTTGGCGCGGTCGATGGTCCACGTAGAAGTCTCTTCTTCACCTCGGGGGCTGATGGCTGTGACTGTCACTGATTCGTCGGTGGATTCATCAGTGGTGAAGTTGTAGCCCTTTGCTTTGAGTAGAGCGACCATCGTGCGGGCGTAGATTGCTGGCTGCCCGTGGACAACGAATACCTGCTGAAGGGCTTGCTGTGGCTTGAGACCGAGTTCTGCCCCGTAGAGGATGGCTGCTGCCCCATCGTCCGGCTTCCCTCGGAATGTCTGCGGGACCATTTGGGTGTTGCAGAGCACGGTGGCGAGTTTGTGTGCGGCTCCCATTGCTTCGGCTTGGCGTTGCAGGAGGTCGAGTCCGTCGCTGCTGGGGGTGGTCATTGGCATGGTTTCTGCCTGGGTGGTGTCGAGTTCGTTGGTCATGTGAGTGTCCTTTCTTTAGAGGGTTGCTTTGGTGTTGATTCGGAGGGTGACGGTGTCGCCGCGACCGGGGCTTCGGGTGGCGATAGTGGTGTCACCAACGGTTGCTTTGCGGGCATTACCCATCTGGTGGAGTAGACGGGTTTTCAGGCCGCGAAGCTCGGTTTTGATTTGGTCTTCCCGCATTTTCGCGTCCAATAGGGCGATGGCTTCGCCTTCCGACACCGTGATCTGCTCGTCCTGATCGATCAGCGGGTGGAGGCCACGTACCGCGTTGTAGGTCGCGGTCGTGTCATCCAGATCGGGTGGGGTCTGTGCCCGTCCGGATTCCCACCACATCTCGCACCTGGTCTTGATCGCCTCGAAGAGAGCGGGGTCCCACTGAATGGTGTGGATTTCCGGGGTGCCGTAGGCCAGCACCACGACGGAGGCTTCGTGGATCCCAGAGATTCCCATCTGCCACATCACCTGTGCGGTGTAGTGGGCTGGCACAGAGTCCGGCTCGTCGGGCTTGCCCCATGTCTCCAAGCTGCGGGTGGTTTTGCACTCAATGATGTGCCGCTTGTTCGGCCCTCGGTAGGCGATCCGGTCGAGTGTGGCGAGGTTGGGGAATGGCAAATCAGGGTCGGTGAAGCTGACCTCTGTGACTCCCCGTCGAGGCGAGTTGAGCCGCCACTTTGGGTTGTTCTTCCGGCACCACCATTGGGTGAGTGAGTGTTCTGCGTCGTGTCCCCAGTCGAGGTGGTCGCCCTCGGCTTGTTGTGGGGTGAGGTTTCCGAACATTTCCTGCCAGCACGCGAACGGCGACTGGAATGGCGACAGTCCCAAAATTGCCGGGACTTTAGAGGAGCTGATGGTGTGCCTCCACTGGGGTGTGCCCGGGCGTGGAGGGCTTGCGATTTTTGTGGGTGTCATTCGTACACTTTCGTCAGCCGGAGGCGTTGGACACGCGCCTCAGCGGTAAGGATGTTCTTGTCGTTGATGTAGGCCTTGGAGCGGAGTTCACGGCGCGCTTCGGTCGGCAGCGCGTCGCCATTCTCATGTTTAAGTAGGGCGTACAGGGCTCCGTCGCTAAGTGGGTCGAGTCCGGTGTAGATACGCCGATCAGTCATGAGGCGTTCACCTCCTCGCGTAGTTCCCACTTGAGGACGGCGTACGCCTGGCGGGCGTGCTCGGCGCATTGGCGCAGCTCGTTATCCTCAGCGGGCTGGGTGCAACCTGCGTAAGTGCACTCACCATGGAATGGCTCGTCTTTCGGTGGGACAAGCTGGGTGAGGGTGTCGAATACGTGGCGAGGGACGGTGCGTGTGGCTGGCTTGAACACGCCATTGAACTCGAACCGCGTCAACCCGATAGTGGACGCTAAGAGGTCTCTCGACCATCCGTCATCAAGCAGCTTCTGAATGAGTGGAAGCGCTAGATCGACTTGCACGCGATACCCAGGGGCGTACTCATCAAACGCTGCAGTCAAGACGGCAGCTTCATCTAGGAAGTGAATCTTCTGATTTCGCGTGTGGATGTGCCTCACAATCCCGGCGCTAACCCCGGTGGCTCTGGCGATATCTGCGATCTTGTATCCACGGTCCAGGAGATCATGCACACGGTGTGCCGCCCGCTCACCGGAAATGTATCCGTGTTTATCAGATGCTCTCATCAGTTAATCCACCCCAGAATCCAGAAGATGATCGCCAGGAACGGAGACGCTGCGAGTACCATCATCACCACTAGGGTGATCACATCCCAGGTCTGTTCCTTGCGCTCCGAGGAGTAGGACTGCGTGAGCCACTCGTCGTGCACGTCGAACGGGGCGGGGTCGAACTGCCGCTCCATCCGATCAATACTGCGGTCGATGTAAGCGCGGGCAGCCGGGTGAGCTGGCGGGATAATCCGGCGCATAGGTGGGGTGTGATCGTGGCGGGTCATACTGGCTCCTGAAGTGGGAAAAGGCGGTTAATCTCGGTTTCTGGAATCAGCCACCTGCCGTGGGGGACTCGCTGGCGGGCATTGATTACGCCCTCGCGGCACCACTGGCGAATATGCGCTGTGTTGTGGTGAGTGGCTTCAGCGAATTGCTCCGGAGTGAGCAGCTTCGTAGTCATATGTAGGGGTTCCTTTCGTCACTGTGACGGGTTGTGAGGTTGGTTCGCCCGCTCTTCCCCAGCAGGCGAGCTGGTCTCAGTTCCCTGCGCCTCGCCAGACGCGGTTCAGTCCGCCTCGGCGCTTTACGCCAGTGGAGTTGCTGTAGCCAACGGTGCGAATGAGTTGCTGGCGCGCCCATGAGTGGAACAGCCCGCCATAGGCGTTGGGCGTTGGTGGTTCTCCGCAGTCGGCGAGGAGTTCCCGGAGGTCGTCGGACGTGAAGCCCTTGCCCTCGCTGGCGAGGTACGCCATCGCCTTCTCGGCTGCTGCGTGCCACGTGGATCCGGCGCGAATGGACGCGTAGTACGCGGCCTCTGATGGATGTAGGTCTGTGGTGGTCATGCGTTTACCTCCTGCCGATCAACGGTGAAGCGACCATCAAGGAACCGCTCGACGAAGTACTGCTGGCCCTTGCCTGTGATCTTTGGGGTCTTGGATAGTGAGGTGTGCCCGTCGGAGTGCAGGACGGTGGTCTCCTTGACTCGGAATAGACCCAAGTCCATTGCCTTCTGAGTGGGCATGTTCCAGTCGGTGCCCTTGCGGTTGATCAGGAACCCGTTAGCCCGTAGCCATCCGAACAGTCGGTTCGCGCCGATGTCGATTCCGTTGCCGCGGAGTATCTTGGCGAGGTCACCGACGAGAATGTCCGTCTTTGCGGTGGATACCGCGTCAGCGAACAGCACCTTGGGGCGGTCTGCTTCTGCCTGCGCTTCGAGTTCGCGGCGCTTGTGTTGCTCTTCTTTGAGGTCAGTGGCCAAGCGGATGATGAAGTCTGGGTCCGTCAGAGCTGCTTTAGCTGCCTCTGGCGTGAGGTAGCCACCGCGCTTACGAATCGAGGGAAGCACCTCATGTGTGACCCAGCGCTTGAATTGTCGAGCCTCAGGTTTCCGACTTCGCATGATCGAGGAGTACAGACCTGATTCGGTAATGGTGGTGACTTCCTGCTCTCCACCAAGGGTGCGGATAGTATCCGTACCCTTCTCGTCTTCATCGAGAGTGCGCACCATGTCATGAGTGCGTCCAAGTCCGAGGATTTGAGCAACGTCACTAGCGACCCATTTTGGGTTGCTGGGGTCAGTGTTGATCACCCGCACTGACTGATCCTGGAATACGAAGCTTTGAAGCTCCATGTGTTAGACTCCTAAGTGTGTTATTGATTGGCCCGCCCTTGTGGCGGGCTTTTGTTATGCGCGGATTACGCGACTTTTTGAATCCCGGCATTGATCGACTCGATTCCGGCTGCCTCCATGAGGGCGAGGCAAGTTCGGAGTCCGACAGTTCCGTGTCGGGCGCGGCTGATTTGGCTAGGAATCACACCAGTGAGGTCAGACAGTTGTTGGTCTGTGGTGCACCCAAGTCGGTCTTTTGCGCGGTCGATCACCTCCCGCCGAAGTCGGTATGTGGGTGTCATGGTGACCTCCGTTGATAAGTCTTTGTCTGTGTCGACAATGTTTTATCGACTGACAACACCTTGCCAAATTACAAGATTCGAGTCAAGGCAAATTCAACAAAAACTTGTAATTCTCGATAATAAATTGTTGTAATTACAAGAAAGTTCGCAGGTCAGAGGGGTTAAAAAATTTTTCAGCTAGCAGGTTGCAAGCGCGGCACGTTTCGACAAAGATTGTTCGCATGACCACGCAGACCGAATGGCTCACGGCTCTCATAGGCTCAGACAGTCGCCAGACAGCCGCCGCTAAAGCTGGAATCCCCCTATCCACCCTCAACTACCAAATCCGCCATAACTCGCTTACGGCTGCCAACGTGATAGCCATCGCTACTGCGTATGACATGAGCGTCCTGCAGGCGCTTGTTAGCACTGGGTTTATTGACATCGATGACGCGGCTTCCATGTCCATTACCCAGGCTCTTGAGCTCGCTACCGACAAAGCTTTGCTTGATGAATTTGGAAGGCGATTGCGTCTGTTGCGTGGCGAAGACGCAGACGCGCCACTGGACGAGTTGGCTGCGCGCCGCCACCCCAGTGACCTACCCAAGAACTACGGAGATCAACTACTCGACGAGCCCCACGCTGCCGATAGCTCACCTAAATTCGGTGGCACCTTGGACGATTGGGAGCCATAAATGCCACGACAGATGTACCCCATTTGCACCACACAGAGGTAAGGTATGAACCATGAACACGATCCGAACAGTCCTCGACGAGCTGAGCAGGATCAACCTGAATCAGAGCGATCGAGTCATCCGCGCAGCCCAGGAAGCTCACCGGCGCAGCCACACCCGTACGACCCGAGCATTCAACAACGTGGGTGGGAACATCCAGAATCAGATCAAGCTCCACTCACGGGCTTAGAGCCTGTCCCACAGGCGATGGTCGTCGGGTTCCAAGGGCCGGTACCCCCTCCTGACATCATTGAGCACTACAATCGCATATCCCCTGGCGCAGGCGATCGAATCCTAGAAGACGCACACCAGAACACAGTCGAAGATCGCAAGATCACCCGCGACGCTTTTGATCACACCAGGCGCGAAGCATGGGTGCGCATTAGCATCGCCGGGATATTCATGATGGCGTGCGTGATCGGAATCTTCGCATGCTTGGGGCTGTTCGAGCCGCCCGAATCTATCGCTGGTGCGGGGTTTTTTAGCCTTAGCGCTATCGCGTCAGTGGTAAGGGAAGTTATGAACGGGTCGCGGGGATCCAAGGGTCACCCACCGACTTCTCCCCCGCAAGACTCTAAAACATAAAGCCCGGCTATCCTTCCTCGCCTGGAAGGAAGTCCTCCCCTGGAGGACTTATCGCCGGTACTCACCACATTACCTTTCACGCTTAGATCAGCAAGAGGGATTATGCCCACACTGATACACGACCTGCACGACCTGGCCTACCGGCTGGGCGTGGCACTGACTCATCACACTCGCGGGCCTAAAGGGCTTTATGTCCATCGAAGCAGGATTATCTCCACGCTTCGCGGCCTGACCGTCGCCGACTACAAATCAGCCTTAGCCCACGAGCTGGGGCACGCCTACTACCGGGATGAACCGACCGGTGTGGACTGGATGGACGAGCTGCAAGAGCGGCGTGCAGAACGATTCGCTGCCCGTCTGCTCATCCACGCCGACGAACTCTACGACCTCCAAGCTTGGCACGGCGAAGACCACGCTTCGCTGGCCTTTGATTTAGAGGTCACACCTGACCTATTACACGCCTACTTCATTCGCTAAGGAAACCGATGGACCCCAAGCAACCAGAAGCAGCCCGAACCCAATACTACGAACGAGCAAAGAAGATCCTCGACTTCACCGATGAATGGAACTTCCACTACACGCTCGAACAAACACGTACCACGCAGTCTCAGCTGACTAGCAGTATGGTCGACTATTCCCGCCCAAGGAATCATGAAAACAGACTGCCGATAGTCCAGGTTCGTCCAGACGTGATCGTCAAGCTCGAAGGTGACCGCCTACCTGTGTTCTATAAGGCTTGGATGATGGGCTACCTTTCCGATGATGTAGCCACACACTGGAGAGGCATTATTGAAAAGGGACAAGAACTAGCTCAGGCATTGTCGTTCCCCGGGCTGGGGGAAATCCATACACGTATGGCTATAACGAAGCAGAACAACAAGTGGATGGCTGCCATCGCACTTGGTGATCCAGGCCGGGTCGGATCGAAGCTTCAAAGCGTTATTCGAAGGCGTTCCTCCGAAATAGATTTTCGGGAGAGTGTTTCCGATAGTGAGTGGCGCTCTTATCTGGAGAGTCGCTATGGCCGTCGGTATTAAGGCCGATTAAACCATTGCTAAGACCCCTGCCTCCAGTCGCAGAAGCAGGGGTCTATGTCATATCTGACACACCATTTTCTGCACCGTCCTTTGGTGCAGCTACCAGATTACTGTCCGAGGAGGGCAATCTGTGGCTTCCATCCGCAAATACAAAACCGCGAAGGGCTCTCGTTGGCGCGTCCAGTACCGCTCCCCCGACGGTAAATCGCGAACGAAGCAGCCATTCCCCACCAAAGCTGCCGCCGAACGATGGGCAGCAAAAAACACGATTGACATCGCCGATGGCGGCTGGATTAACCCGAACCATGGACGCACTACTGTCAATACAGTGGGGGCCAGGTGGCTTTCCATGCAGACGCACCTAAAGCCATCCACTTACCGGGTTGTAGACCAAAGTTGGCGAGTTCATGTGCAGCCAGCATGGGGCTCAATGCAGATCGGGGCGATACGTCCGAGTGCGATTCAGTCTTGGGTATCCGGTATCGATAAGTCAGCGTCGACGATTCGCAAGGCACACAACTGTCTTTATCAGGTACTGCAGACAGCGGTGGACGATGGGCTAATTAAGACCAATCCAGCTGCTCGGACTCGATTGCCACGCAAGGCTAAGGCTGCACATGTTTATCTGACGATGTCGCAGCTGCAGGCACTTGCGGACGAGTGCTCATGCAATCGTGAGATTGTCTGGACGTTGGGCACGGTTGGTCTGCGATGGGGTGAGCTGGCTGCGCTGCGCGTCCAGGATGTCGACTTCCTACGTAAGCGATTCATGGTCGAGCGTAATGCGGTCACGGTTGGAAGCGAGGTGCATGTGGGCACTCCGAAGACGCATGAGCGTCGAAGCGTGGCGGTGCCTGAGTTCATCCTGCAGATGATCGCCCCGCTGTGCGAGGGCAAGGCGCGTGGGGACTTGATTTGGCCCCGCCCTTCAGATGGGGACTTTCGACGAGTGCCAGGGCACAACACGTGGTACTACGGCGCGTTAAACCGGGTGCGTGATGCAGACCCCAACTTTCCGCGTGTAACGATTCACGGGCTTCGTCACGTCGCTGCCGGTCTGATGGTCTCCCAGGGTGCGAACGTCCTGGCGGTCGCAAGACAGCTAGGGCACGCAGATCCATCGATGACGCTACGAACCTACGCCGATCTGTTCGATTCTGACCTGGATGCCGTTGCGGGGAGAATGGAAGAGTCTTTCTCAGATGTCGTGCGATTGTCGTGTGGTTCGGATAAATAACACTGTTTGCGCTGTTCAGGCTGTTACCTACAGCGGGTTCGATTCCTGCCGGGGGCACCAAGCACTAATTGATGCAGATCTATGGGGAAAGGTGCGGTTCTAGCCCAGCAGCGCCGATAGCGCCACGAGGGTCACCAGCGAATTGTTCGCAACGTGGATGATCGTGGTGGCCCACAGGCTGCGGAACCACAAGCGCGCCAAGAGCAGCGAGAAGCTGACCCACACGATGTACAGCCACAACGCGGGCGACAGGTGCGCCAAAGTAAAAGCGAGAATGGTAATCCCCGCGGCGATGACTACTGGCAGTCGGGTCAATAGCCAATCCAGAAGCAACCGGCGGAAGATGATTTCCTCCAACACCGGAATCACCAGTGCGATAGCTACGAAAACCAGTGCCGCTGCAGCCCAGTGCATCCCGAGCGCTGACTTTACTGGGTCCTGGTTGTCAGCAGGTTCCACTCCGGTGAGTGAACCTAAGATGGTCGCTCCGAGCCCGCCGAACACGATCGTGACTGGGATCCACCACACCAGGTGCAATAGCGAATGCGCTGGCCGCACAAACCCCAGTTCTTTCCATCCCCAGCGCCGCCTTCGTACCACACCCAGGTACAGCACTCCTATGCCAAATAGCGGTGCCAGCACCAT